GAGGAATGGATCGGCCTGGTCGCCCAGGCGTCATCCATCTTGCGGGCAAAATTCGAGAATGAGCTTCCGCCCGTCCTTTCCGGACTCGACGCCACCGGCATCCAGCGGGAATGCCGCCGCGCCATCGACGAAGTCCTGCGATGTCTCCACGAAGGCTGATGGGGTGTTGACGTTGGCGGCAAGGGCATGAGTGTCCTCAAGGAAATCTGGCGCGAGGCGTGGCAACCGCCCGACCGTCGCCCCGCTTGGCAATGGTGTGAGGATCACATAGAGGCCATTCCCTATTCGCCTAATCCCGGACGCTTCCGGTCGGAGAACTCGCCGTGGATTCGCGAGGTCATGGAATCATTGGTCGATCCGCGCATTCGCCTGGTCTCGATCATTGCGTCGGTGCAGTCATCCAAGACCACCGCGCCTGAGCTGACGCTCTGCTACATCATTTCCAACCTGCCGGGACCCGCCCTGTGGCTCGACCAAACTGACGAGGACGCCCGCGATTATTCCGAGTCGCGCCTGCAGAAGCTTTTCGACCAGTGCCAGCCGGTCGCACGGCTCATGCCCACCGGCGTCCACCGCCACAAGCGCAAGAACAACGCGATCCAGTTTACCAACGGCATGACGCTCTGGATTCTCGGGGCGCACAACAAGACCAACCTGCAGCGCCGGTCGATCCGCTGGTTGATCGGTGACGAAACGTGGCGCTGGCCCCTAGGTCACATGGCGGAAGCTGAGGCTCGCGTCACCGCATTCGGCTGGCTCGGCAAGTGCATTTTCATGAGCCAAGGCGGTGAGGAAGACGACGACACCCATCGGAAGTTCGATACCACTGACCAGCGCGAGTGGACGTTTGCATGTCCCGAATGCGGCCATCGTCAGCCGTTCAAGTGGGAATGCGTCGAGTGGAGCAAATCGGCCAGGGATGAATCCGGCGAGTGGGATTTCGACGAGGTTCGGCGCACCACGGCGATGCGCTGCGAATCGTGCAACCACTACTTCAACGACGGCGAGCGCACACGTCGTGAACTCAATGCCACCGGTGCCTTCGTCGCCAAGAATCCAAAAGCATCGAAAGAAAACGTCGGCTTCCACTGGAACGCCCTGTGCGCGATGAGCTGGGGGCAGTTAGCCGAACTCTATCTGCGAGCGAAGGCGGCGGCGCGGAAAGGTGACGTTTCGTTGCTGCAACAGTTCTACCAGAAGCGACTTGGCCTGCCGTGGCGCGAATACGTCGAGGATTACAAACTCGAAATCGTCAAATCCGGCTACAAGCGCGGCGAGACGTGGGAAGAGGAAGGCGCGATTGATCCGAAGACCGGGCGTGTGATTTCCGCCCCACTGCCCGAGCGGGCCGGACTGATCCCGCTGCGTTTCATCACGGTGGACTGCCAGATGGACCACCTCTTCGTCGTGGTCCGCTCGTGGTCGGCGGAGGGATCGAGCCGACTCATGTGGAACGAGCGCATCCTGACCTTCACCGACATCGACGTGTTGCAGGAACGTTTCGAAGTCCATCCGAGCCTCGTGTTCCTCGACGCCGGCTATGCGACCTATGACGTCTATCGCGAGTGTGCCAAGCGCGGATGGGTGGCGCTCATCGGTGATCGTCGCCCGGTCTATGCCCACAAGGGGCGCGACGGGAAAACTGTTCAGCGGTTCTACTCACCCCGGCGCAAGGTCGTGCTGTCGCATCGCCAGCACTGCCACGTCCATTACTGGAGCAACCTCAACATCAAGGACACGCTTGCTCGCCTGCGGCGCAATCAAGATCCGGCTCAGGGGCCGACATGGGAAGTGCCCGATGACATCGACGACGACTTCCTCGCACAGATGGAAAGCGAGCAGCGCATCAAGGAAAAGGGCCAGTGGATGTGGAAGCAAATCGGTTCGCGGCCGAACCACTACTTCGACTGCGAGGCGGAACAGGCCGCCGCCGCCACAATGCTCAAGATCGTCGGACGCGAGTCGATCATGACCGCACCGGTTGACACTCCGGACGGGGAGTCATGAAAACCGTCACTATCCTTCGTTTCCTCACCTTTGTTGGTTCCGGCCTTTCCACGCTCGCTGCCCTCGACCTGACTGGCGTTGCCAGTTTGCTTGAACCCGGCATGGCGAAATACATGCTCGCCGCCGGTCCCGCTGCCCTCGCCGTGAAAGAACTCGTCGTCGTGCTCGGCGATCTCTTCGACGACGGCAAGCCTAACAAATCGTTCAAGATCGGTCTGTTCTGCTTCGCCATGGCGGCGCTGACCGTGCCGTTCCTTGCCTCGTGCTCCACGCCACCCGTGGTCACTGGTGAGTTCATCAGCAAGGACGGACGACTCACCGTTCATCCGGACGGTCGCTTCGAAATCGTCGTGGAACCCCGCACTTCCAAGTAAGTCATGAGTGCGGCACTGTGGAAGAAGATCCAATCGTTTTTGGGAATCACCGCTGATGGCGTCCCGGGCGACCAGACGGCCAATGCGGTGGCGGCCAAGTTCGGGCTGATTTCGCAGGTCCCGACCTTCGATTCCCGTTCCGAGGCGAACATCGCCACACTGGTTCCCGGCGCACAGGCGAAGGCACGCGAATGGCTGGTGCGATGCCGTGCCGAGGGAATCAGCGTGAAGGTGATCTGCGGCCTGCGGACCTACGATGAACAGGCTGAACTCTATGCACAGGGTCGAACCAAGCCCGGTTCCAAGGTCACCAACGCCATGCCCGGCTATTCGTGGCACAACTTCGGCGTGGCGTGGGACTTCGTGGTCTTCGACGCCAACGGGCAACCGCAATGGGACAGTCCCCTGATGGATCGGTGCGGAGAGATCGGAGAGGAACTCGGGCTCGAATGGGGTGGACGCTGGAAGAGTCCCGAAGACAAGCCGCACCTTCATCTGAAGACCGGAGTCACGCTTGCCGAGGCGCGCCAGATTCGGAAGAGCGGCAGGCAGATAGCCTGACCGTTGACAGGCGCAACCTGACATGGCACGCGGACTCTTCATCACCGGCTTCACGATTTCCGAAGTGCTCGCGATCCAGCAGCGGGCGAAGGAATTTCTGATCGAGGGCAAAACCCTCATGACCTGGAACGAGGCGGGCAGCTCGGCATCGAAGCAGTTCACCATGCCGGTCGATCAGGTGCTTGAGGAATGCGGCCATGCGCTCCGCGTGCTTGATCCTGCCACCTACGGCAAACCCCGTATCGCCGCTGCTTCCTTCATCTCCGGCTATCTCCCGAAATGAACCGCCTCAAGCACATCGCGCACCTGCTCTTGCCACCTATTTTCGTGCCGAAGGCATGGGGCTCACCATACGAATCGGTAAACTGGTCTCCTCGTCGCGGGAGTGTGCCGGGCGCGTCACCAACCGACGCCCGCAACGAACTCACGCCGGGCGTCCGCACGGAGTTGGTTCGCAAGTCGCGATACATGCACAAGAACAGCGGTTTCGTGCGGGAGCTTGTCGCCAACATGGCGATCTATTCGACTGGCGACGGCATCCGCGTCCAGGCGCAATCACCCGATCCTCAGTGGAACCGTACCGCAGAAGCCTATTTCGCGATGTGGTCGCCTCGCTGTGAAGTTACGCGGCGGTTTTCTTTCGAGGAATGCCAGGCCCTGGTTTGTCGCGGCATGGACATCGACGGCGAGTATTTCATCCACAAGACCCGCGACACCCAAGGCGAACCACGCATCCAGTTGATCGAATCCCACCGCGTAGGCGACCAGTTCAGTTCACAAGAAACCATCGACGGAGTTGGCCTCGATGCGTGGGGCGCACCGGTTTTCTATCGCACATTGGAGGACAACAGCAAACACCGTGATCTGCCCGCCGCGTCGGTTCTCCATATCCACGAACCCGAGTGGGCCGGTGGTGTCCGGTCTCACCCGACGATCCAGCATTCGATCAATCATGTGCTCGATGAAATGGAATTGCTAGCTCTCGAAAAGCACGCAGTGAAGGACAATGCCGACGTGTCTCGCATCCTCAAGACGGCTCGTGGTGAGATCGACGACAACGGTGACTTCGTGGTCGGTGGCGCGGCCGGCAGTGATTCCAGCGACCCGGTTTCGTTGCAACGCATCGTCGGCGGCAAACTGGTGGCACTCAAACCCGACGAGTCTCTCGACAGCTTCCAGTCCAATCGGCCATCACCGACCTTCACCGGTTTCCTGGAACATCTGCGGCGTGACTCCGCGCTCGGTATGATTCCCTTCGAGTTTGCAGCGGATTCCAGCAAGGTCGGTGGCGCGGGTGTTAGATTGATTGTCGCCAAGGCGGATCGCCGCTTCTCGTTCCGCCAGATGATTCTCGAAAGCCGACTCATCAAACCGATCTGGGCCTATGTGATCGGCGATGCCATTGCCCGCGGATTCCTGCCACCGGTGGCAGGCTGGTGGAAGATCAGCTCCGTTCCTCCCAAGCGCGTGACTGTGGACGCCGGACGCGAGGCGCAACAAAACCGTGCCGACGTGGAAATGGGCCTGAAAACCCTGTCGGATCATTTTAACGAACAGGGTGCCGACTTTGGCGAGGAAATCGAACGCCGCGCCAGCGATGCCAAGCTCATCCTGGATACAGCGGCGAAATACGGAGTGCCGGTGGACATGCTCTGGAAACCGAATGGCATGCCTGTCACTCTGCCCGAGCCGGAAGAGCCACCGCCTGGTCGTTGACACCGCCATCCGGGCGTGAACCCGGTAATTCAACATCGCGAGTGGCTGATCCAACCTGAAGCGCTGCAATCCATGGCCGCATCGTTGCGGGGACTGGTGGATCGCGGCGGATTCCTCCCGAAGCAGGCATCCGAAAGCCCGCTGCTCACCATCGAGGACGGCATCGGTGTGGTCGCCATCGAAGGGCCGATCCTGCGCAAGCCCGACCTCTTTGCCCGAATCTTTTTTGGTGCCACCAGTTCCGAAGACATCGGCGAGGCTTTACGTGAGGCGGGGGAGCGCGACGACATCAAAGCGGTGTTTCTTAACATCGACTCGCCCGGCGGCACCGTGGCCGGCACGCCGGAACTCGCTGCGGCGGTGAAGGCACTCAATGGAAGCAAGCCAGTCTATGCATTCTCGTCCGGCCTCATGTGTTCGGCGGCCTATTGGATCGCCAGCCAGGCCCGCGCCATCTACGCCACGCCATCCGCCCAGGTCGGATCCATCGGCGTGGTGCAAGCCGTGATCGACAACACCGCCGCCCTCGACAAGGCGGGCCTCAAGGTCGAGGTCTTCTCAGTCGGCAAATACAAGGCGATGGGTGCGCCCGGCACTCCGCTAACAGACGACCAGCGGGAGTTGATTCAATCGAACCTCGCCGAAATCGCCGCCGAGTTTCACGACGCCGTGCTTTCCCGTGGCCGTGCGATTCCTGCCGAGGCGATGGAAGGTCAGACATTTAGCGGCAAGCAAGCCCAACGCCACAACCTCGCGGGCATGGTTCCGGACCGCGCCGACGCGATGCGCCGCCTGCGCGTCTATCACGCGTCGGTTGACACGGGATCACGGTCGATGAAGACCATCGAAGACGAACTTGCCGAAGCCCGCACTCAGGTCGCCAACCTGCAGCGGGACCACCAAGCCCAGACAGAACTGCTCAATGAAGCATCGACCAGCGTCGATTCGCTGCGCGGCGAAGTGGAGTTGCTTGCCGCCGAAATCGACACGCTGAAAGCGGAGCGCGACGAGGCGAAAAACCAAGTCACCAATCTAATCACCGAGCGCGATTCCGCCAGCGCTCGTGTTTCCTCGATGCAAACCCGCATCACCGAGCTGGAAGCATCGCAGTCCGACTTCGACCGCAAACTTCAACTCGATGTCGCCCGCGTCGTCGCCTCCACCGGCACCACGATGCCCGCCCAAGTGACCCCTGCCGGAGATGCCTCCCAGGCTGCGGATCTTCACGCGCGTTTTGCCGCCATCACCGCTCCCGCCGAGCAGACCGCCTTCTGGCGCAAGCTCACTCCCGAACAACAAGCCCTCATCCTCAAACACCAAGCCTGATAGAAAGCCATGTCCAACACCCTCACCAACGTCAAAGACATCAAGGTCGCCCAACGGGCGCTCATGCCCTTCATGTCCAACCTGCTGCCGGTCACGGCGTTCTCCACCGACTTCAGTCCGCTTCCCGCCGAAAAGTTAGACACCGTGCGTGTTCCTCTCGTCGGCGCACCCAGCACTTCGAGCGACTTCGCAGGCGACTACTCGGCCAATGCCGATTCCACGGTCACAGTGGTTCCGGTCACGCTCAACCGCCACAAATACAAGACCGTCCACGTCACCGCCAGGGAATCCGCCGAGACCTCGCTCAACGCGCTCGAAACCCTGGTGGAAGCTGCCGCCCAGCAACTCGCCCAAGACGTGCTGGTGGACATCTTCAGTTGCATCACGCTCGCCAACTTCGGCGCTCCGGGCATCGCCGCGCTCGCCGCCACCGCCTTCGATTACAAGAAGGTGCTCAGTCTGCGCGATGCCTGCGGAATCGCCAAGATGCCACCCAACCCGCGTTCACTGATTCTGGACTCCGGTTACTACACCAACATGCTCGCCGACGATGTGGTGGCCAAGAGCTTCAACCTGAACCTCAACGCCCCGGCAGTCACCGAAGGCATGGTCAAGCGGATCGCCGGATTCAACCTGCACGAGACGACCCTCATCCCGTCGGATCACGCGGAAAAGCTCGTTGGCTTCGCGGCTCACTCCAGCGCCGTCGCGGTGGCCATGCGCTACCTCCAACCGGTGGCTGACTACCAGCAAGCCGGTGCCGTCACCGATCCCACCACGGGCATGACCTTCGGCTACCTGCGCTTCACCGACACCCGCGCCAACAAGATCTTTGTCACCCTCGAATGTCTTTACGGCTTCGCCCCGGCCAAAACCGACGCCCTCAAGCGCATCGTCAAACCATAAACTTCTTTGGAGTTCGATTGGCATCCATCACCCTCTCTCGGGGAACCGGGAGGGGGGGGGGTGTTTGGAATCTGCGGCATTCATCAAGCCAGGCTTGATCTATATTACAAATCTCAAACATTGCTGTTGCGTCTGTTTTGAATCTGCGCCATTGTTCAAGCCTGACTTGATCTATGGAGGCAAATCGAATCAAAGCCCTGCAAACCACACTGCCGCGAGGCGCTCCCCTCGACACGGCGACACTAGCCGGTCTGGGCGTCTCGGCGGCGCTCGCGCACGAGTATGTGAAAGCCGGCTGGCTGGAAAAACTCGGGCGGGGAGTTTTCATGTTTGCCGGGGATGAACTGCAACGCAACGAAACCCTCGCGTTCATGGAGCCCAGAGTTCCAGGCCTCCATGTGGCTGCCAAAACCGCGTTGGCGTGGCACGGCTTCAGGCACAACGTCGCCGTCAAGGAGACGACCATCCTCTGGGGAGACCACCGGATCGACCTGCCAAGCTGGTTTCAAGACCGTTTCCCGGCACGATACAGCTCATCCAGGCTGTTCGACGATGATCTTCCCGCTGGAACCGGCATCGCTCCGATGTCCGAATTCCCGAACGGCCCCCGGGTTTCCAGCCCGGAACGCGCATTGTTGGAGATGCTCAGCGAAGTAGGTGTCTATCAGGAACTGGAGGAGGCGCGTGCCATCATGGAGAATGTGCGGCAACTTCGCTCCCGACAACTCAGACTGCTCCTGTCCCATTGCCGCATGGTCAAGGCGGTCCGTCTTTGCGTGGCATGGGCGAGGGAGCTCGATCTTCCCTGGGCTGGTCACGCCAGGGAAGCTGCTTCGGATCGCATGGGATCGGGTCGTTGGATCGGCCGGCTCAAGAACGGCAATACCCTCATCCTGAAACCCGAATGAACCGAGCCTACCTCGATGCCGTCAGGCTGCTGCTTGCCGTCGCTCCATCCATTTTCCGGCAGCCCGGATTCGCCTTGAAGGGCGGCACGGCGATCAACCTTTTTCTGCGGGAAATGCCACGCCTGTCGGTGGACCTTGATTTGGTCTTTGCCGATCACCGACCGGGGCGTGACGATGCCATGCGGATGATTTCCAGTCATCTCGAATTGATCCGGGCCGATCTCAATGAACTTGGAATGACCTGCAATGCGGCAACGTGTCAGGGTGGCGACGAGTTGAAGCTCTTCATCGAGAGGAACCGCACCCGCATCAAGGTGGAGGTGAACCATGTCTTCCGCGGAACCATCCTGCCAGTGGAGCCGCGACCGCTGACGCTTGAAGCGCAGGACACCTTTTTCACCGACATCGAAATCCCGCTTCTTCATCCGGATGAACTCTACGGCAGCAAGCTGGTGGCGGCCATGGATCGGCAGCATCCCCGCGACCTCTTCGATGTCCTCAAGCTTTACGAGGAAGGCGGACTGACCGAAGGAATCGTCGAGTGTTTCGCGTGCTACCTCGCCGGCCACAACCGGCCTATCCATGAAGTCCTGTTCGCCAACGAGATCGACATCACGTCGTCCTACGCCAATGAATTCGAAGGCATGACGAGGGAACCGGTATTCCTCGAAAGTCTGCTAGAAATCCGCAGACGACTGTTTGCCGAGCTTCCCTCTAGGTTGAACGGCAATCAGCGCTCGTTCCTGATGAGCCTCGCCGAGGCGCAACCCGACTGGTCGCTCATGTCCTGCCCGCATCTTGCGGAAATGCCCGCGCTTCGCTGGAAGCTCTCCAATCTCGAACGCCTTAGAAGCAGCAATTCCACCAAGTTCGCGCGGCAATCCAGCGAGCTGAAGAAGCGCTTTGGAATCTGAGACGCACATGATTTCAGATGAGCGCCAACAAGATCTTCGTCACCCTCGAATGCCTCTACGGCTTCTCGGCGGCGAAAACCGACGCCCTCAAGCGTATCGTCAAACCATAAGCTTCTTTGGAGTTCGATTGGCATCCATCACCCTCTCTCGGGAAACCGGGAGGGGGTGTTTTGTTTGAAATATGCTCAGCAGGCGAAGCCTGATTCGATCTATTGTGATCGAATAAAACATGAGGTGAAGTGTGAGCCTTAGCGGCTCGTCAGACTGAGGCCAGCAGAATTATCCGGCATACGGTCTCATTTTCATGCCGGATTCTCTTATCCGGCGATAATGGTAGGCGGCGGAGCGTGACAGAGCCGGCTGCACCGGCTAGAACGTCCTTAACCGACGCCCCCATTCCTATGCCTAAGATCACCGCATTCCGCGCTCTTCGCGCTATCTTGCTCTCTCTGCCCTTGTTCCTGCTCTCCGCACGGGCGGCGGTGGTGAATGCTACTTGGAACTCCGCCACCGCCGTGCCGGTCACCGCCGCCTCCTACACGGCCACCGGGAACACGGTAAACCTCACGCTCAACTACGCTCCGGATGTCGGGACGAATCTGACCGTGGTCAACAACACCGGATTGCCTTTCATCCAAGGTACTTTCGGCAACCTCGCGCAGGGGCAAAAAGTCGCGCTCACCATGCCAGGGTGAACTCGGGGTAGCCGTCCCGACGGTTCATCGTGTAGATCTTGATTCTCGCGGGACCGTTGCCGATTTCCACGACA